ACAGAAACTCGCAGATGCGCAGTCGAAAGCGGCACAGATCGCTCAACAGACTGCGATGAAACAAGCGAAGGCAGCACGCGCTGCTAACCGCGTTGCAGTCCGAACCGCATCACAGGACCGTCGAGTCGGGGCGCGACAGAATGCTGCACTGATTGCCGCCGAACGGGATAGTGCTGCCGCTCTTGCCGCTCTTGATCAGGGCAATGTGCAGACTGAGTTCATCGAGGACGATGAGATGATGCGCCGACAGGGAGGTCGAAAAGGGGCATACTCATTCGGCAGGCCCATGTCTACCATGCTCGGCGGTGGCGATACCCGACTGGGATGACTGACGCGAAGCAGATCCTCCAACGCTACAAAGCCGCCGAATCTATTCGGTTGGCTATGCACAGCATTTGGAGGGATGTTGCCGTTCATGCCGATCCGCTCAACCGGGAGATCGGAGTCGATACCGCTACAGGCTGGACTCCATCTGTTACGGGCCAAGCCGCGATCTTCGACTCGACAATCAAGGAAGCGGCAAGGGTCTATGCTGCGGGATGCATGTCATGGATGACGCCTAGCGAGAGCAAGTGGTTCGCGTTCAACGCGCCCCGCATGTTCAGACAGGACGATGTCATCAAGTCATGGTATTCCGAATGCACCGACATCGCGTCTGAGATCCTGGTGGGAACGAACTTCTACTCGGAGATCCACGATGTCTACGCGCAGGACGGTCCATACGGAACCTCCGGTTTGTTCATCCGCGAGAACTCCACCTACGGATTGCACTTTGAGTCCTTCCAGATCGGAGAATACTCGATCCTTGAGAACAATCTGGGCGACATCGACACGGTTTTCCAGGTCAAGAAGTTCAGTCCTCGGCAGTGCTTGCAGGAGTTTGGCGAGAAGAAACTCACCGAAAGCATCCTCAAGAAACTGGAAGATCCCCTGACGGCAGACGATGAAACCATCGAGATGCTTCAGTTCATTGGTCCGCGCAATGAGCGGGACAGGTTCAGCAGGACGATCCAGAACGCTTCCATCGCATCCGTTTGGATCGAGAAAGCTAGCCAGACCATCCTAAAGGAATCCGGTTACTACGAGAGTCCATTCGCCATTCACCGACACTTGAAGTGGGGACGTTGCCCTTACGGACGATCTCCCGGCATCGAGGCACTGTATGATGCGCGGCAGTTGAACTACATGCAGCAGCAGTTGGACACGCTTGTCGAGAAGCAAGTCACTCCTCCTGTCGTTGCCCCGGCTGAGTTTGAGGGCGTGATCGATCTGCGAGCTTCGGGCGTGACATTTACAACGGACATGGCTAACCGTCCGCAGTATTTCGGCAATCCCGGCAACTACCTGGTGGGCGAGGACCGCACTGAATTCCGCAAGCGGCAGATCAACAACTGCTTCCATGTCGAGCTGTTCCAAGCACTCGCATCCGTTCCGGTTGGCAAGCAGATGACGGCAGAGGAGGTCCGGCAACGCAGGTTCGACCGTGTTCCCAACTTCTCTCCTACCTTCGCTCGCAAGACTAGGGAACTCAGCGATCCGATCATGCGGCAGGTCTTCTCGACATTGCTGCGACTTGGGGCATTCCCGCCAGCACCTCGACAACTGGTTCAACCTTTGGCTAACGGTGACGTATTTATTCCGCCACCGAACATCGTCTACAGCTCCAAGATGGCACTGGCGTTGCAGTCGATCCACAACGACGCATTCTTGGAAACGCTCAACCTCGCGAGCAACATCGCGCAGGCTCGACCGGACATCCTCGACAACCTGGATCTCGACGACGGGTTCCGCAACTACGCTCGCAATGCTGGCATCCTAGAGTCCTCCCTTGTGCCGGAACGGTCGCGGGATCAGATGCGGCAGCAACGGGCGCAGGCGCAAGCACAAGCGGAACAAGAGGCGGCAATGCTTGAAGAGAGCGATGCGGTGGCGAAGCTCGCAGGCGCGGCTAAATGAGCATCGACGATATTATCTTTGGGCGCCATCCCGGCGAGGCAGACGATGCCTACGCTTCGCGAGTCGATGAGATTCAGCGAGCATTCCGCAACGTTCTCGCAAGCCTTGAGGGGCATAAGCTTATCGCACTCCTCACGCAGGCAATAAACCCAATCAAACCTCGATTCGGCGCAGGAGTGTCCCCTGAGATGGCAGCATTCCGCGATGGGCAGGCGGATGTCATCGCAACGCTTTTAACCCGTGGGACGAACCTCGGGATGTCCAAACCAGACAACTACCACAACCAATGACAACCGAAGAAAAACGAACGGAGCTTGAAGCGGCAGGCATCAAAGTCCGAACCAATGCCTCGCCTGCCAGAGTAGACGACCTTTACGCCGAATACCAGGCTATGGTCGAGGAGCATGGGCCGATTGTCACTGACGACATCGAGCCTGTCGAAGAGATCGCGCCAGTGAGGGTTGCGGTAACTAGTTCCGGCGACGATAGCATGGCTGAGTTCTACAGATTCATGCTCGCGAACGGCAGCAAAATGTCTGGCGACAAGACTCCCATCGTTATCGAATGGGCGCGGCGGAACCTCACCGAAGAACAGTTCAACTCGCACTACAATGGGAGGGTCAGCAAATGAGCGAAGAAGCAACACTTTCCGCCCCGGCAGCAGTCGAATCTTCGGCAGCATACGGCACAACCGTATCGCCTGTCGATACATCGGCCACAACGGCGGCATCGACGGCATGGTATGGGCAATTGCCCGAAAGCCTCGCAGGCGACCAGAAGTTCTTCGATCAGTTCAAGGATCAGGAGTCGTTCATGCGATCCGCCAAGGAAACGAAGAGCGCACTCTCCCGCAAGATGGAAGGATACGTCAGAATTCCCGGCGAGAACGCGAGCGAGGACGACATCGCTGCATATCACCAGGCTATCGGAGTTCCCGAAGATCCATCCGGCTACGAGATCTCAGCGGAGGAGGCAATCAACCTTCCCGGTTTTGATCCCGAAGCACTCGGCCCGATCAAGGAAGCCGCGCATTCCCTTGGCCTTTCCGCTCAACAGTTTGAGGGACTTGTTGCCGCGCAAGCTCGCATCGAGTCCGCTCAGATCGCTGAGATGACACGGGCGGAAGAGGCACTCGTCAACCAGTGGGGCAACGACTTTGAATACAAGGTGATGGACATTCAGCAACGAGTAGGGGAAGTCCTCGATCTTGATCAGATGCTGATGCCTCGGGCGGATGTCCTTCGCGCCCTAGACTTCCTTGCCGCAGATTTCCGGCAGGACACAACCGCAACTGGTCGCGCATCGACTAGCGTGTCGAGCATCGAAGAGCAGATCGGCTCCATCCTGCAAAGTCCCGCCTACCGAAACGGGACCGACAAGGCAGCACGGGAGCGATTGCACGGTCTATATCGCGAGCAAGCAGCAAGAGAAGCAGCAACGCGAAGATAATTTCCACCGCAAGGAATCGCTACCTAGCAATGGAGTCCCCACCCCGGTTTGTCGTTTTTCTGGGGTGGGGATATTTTTTTACTTGCACAACTAGACTTTGACGCAAAGGCATTAAGATAGTTCTTCAAATGGCCCCATGAAATGGGACTACCGGGAGAAGGCGAGCAACCAACGAATGGCCCCGCGAGGGATTACCGGACGGCAGGTGCAACACCTAAACTTCTAAACCCATTTCAAAATCATGGCACTATCTATTGCCCACGGCATCCCAGAAGAATTCCGCCGCGAATTCACCAACAACCTCGAGCATGAGGTTCAACAGCTCCTCTCCAAGTTCTCCAGCCGCATCAAGGTTGAAGGCTTTGAAGGCAAGGAAAACATCTACAACTCCCTTGAGCCGCGTTCGTTCAAGAACCGCAACGGGCGACTTCAACAGTCCGCTCCTACGGAAGCCGAACTTCACGCTCGCAAACTCACGAAGGTTCCGTTCTACGATCAGGCGATCTTCGACAAGTGGGACAAGGAGTTCCTTGGCAAGCTCGCCCTCCCTGACTCGGAAACGATCCAGGCGATGAAGGCTGCCTACGCTCGTCTCATCGACACCGAAGTCTGCAAAGCCGCAGACGCCACCGTTTACGGAGGTCAGGAACCGTATGTCACCGCTATCGATCTGCCGGACACGCAGAAGGTTAGCGTTCAACTTGGATCAAGCCCTGCTGCCAATATCGGACTCACTCCCGACAAACTGGTCAAGGCAATGCAGATCTTCAAGGAGAACGACATCTATCCCGAAGAGGAAGAGTTGATCCTTGCCATCAATCCGAAGGCAGAGCAAGACCTGTATACCTACGTCAAAAACTCAAGCAATGACGTATATGCAGCGATGATCTCCCGTTGGTTGGAATCCGGCGGATCGACCAAGCTGTTTGGTTTCACCGTGATCTGCACCAACCGGATCGTGAACACTACCGCTACTGACATCGACAGTTGCTTCGCTTACTCGGCCAAACGTGGACTCTACATGGCTCCCGAAAAGCTTGAGATCCACATGGATGTCCTTCCAACTCAACAACATGCCTTGCAAATCAGCGCATATGCGACACTAGGCTTTATGCGACGTTTCGAGAAGGGTGTCGTTATGATCCCCTGCGACCGCAGTCCTGCCTAATCAATTCCACCACTGAAAGGAAAACCATCTCATGGCATCTATTAATACCGCAGAACGAACCGCACAACTCGAAACGCTTTACAAGCGTGAGGTCTCTCCTTCTTATCGGCAGCTTCAAGCTCCCTTGAGAATCGCGAGCTATGAAACGATCACTCTCACCGCAAGCTCCGTTACCGCAGGCGACACTATCGTCCTCGGAACGCTTGGTTGTGGCGGGCGAATCATCCCAGAGCATTGCCGGATTGTCGGCACGGGCGGAAGCGTTCAAGGAACCGTCAAGGTTCAGAAGGTCAATTCCGAAGGAACTGCTACTGATGTCACTGGCCTTGCTACGCTTGCCACTGATGAAACGGCAGTTCCGTTCCTCAAGAGGTCCGGTGCGCGCACGCTTGCCGATTTTGAAGCAACTGATTACCTTCAGTTGACAATCGGCACTGCGACCGCACTTGCTGCTGGCGACACTGTTGAGCTTTATCTGGCTTACTCGTCAGACGAAGCTTCCTGATCCACTTCAACATCCCGCTCATCCTTCGGGGTGAGCGGGTTTTCTTTGAATCGCGGGATAGTCTAGAGGTATGACGGGAGGTTCATATTCTCCAAACACGGGTTCGATTCCCGTTCCCGCAATCTACTGCGAACATGGCTGATGTAGACATCGCGAACCTAGCCCTCTCCCATCTGGGAGCGCAAAGGATCGCGTCACTGTCTGATACCAGCAAGAACGCTATCGCCTGCCGCCTGCATTACGACACGGTTCGCGACTCGCTACTCAGAACCAGGCTTTGGAAATTCGCCATCGTCCCGGTCAAACTGTCGAAGCTTGCGGATGCTCCCATCTTCGGCTGGAGCAACGCATTCGTCCTCCCGCACGATTTCCTGCGTGTCGCTACGTTCAACGGTTTCGAGGTCGATCTCCGCGCCTCAGAGTTCCGCATCGAGGGACTCACGCTACTGACTGACGCTGATGAGGCGCAGATCACCTACGTTCAGCGAGGAGTTTCCGCAGATCGCTTCGATTCCAACTTCGTCGAGGTGCTTGCCTACCGTCTCGCGGCAGCAATCGCGATGGAGATCACGCAGTCCGCCGATCTCCGCAACATGATGGAGGCAATGGCGGCAGAGAAGCAGAAAAAGGCAGGACATGTCAACGCCGCACAAGGACGCTCGACCGTGATCTCGGGACCGTCTGACGCAGCATTCGGGAGGCACTATTAATGGCTACACCTACCGACATCTGCAACATGGCGATCTCACGGTTGGGGCAACCGAAGATCAACGATATCGGCGAGAACTCAGCGGCAGCAATCGCTTGCCGCGATCACTTTGAACCAGTTCGGGATGCTCTCCTGCGCGGACATCCTTGGAACTTCGCGACCGTTAGGGCGGATCTTGCTGAAGGTGCGACTCCCGAATACGGCTGGAGCAGATCCTTTACCCTGCCGGATGACTTCCTGCGACTCAATACCGTCAACGGAGTCGAGGCATCGAGGTGCGAGGCAGACTACTCCCTGACGTTTAGAACGATCTACAGCAACGCGGACACGCTCCAGGTTACCTACGTCAAGCAGATCGAGGACACTACCCTGTTCGATCCTCTGTTCGTCGAGGCATTCGTTCTTAAGCTTGCCGCAGCAATCGCTCCCAGCATCGCAGATCCCACTGAGAAGAGCGCGATGGAGGGACTGTCCGCTAGCAGGCTAAGGGATGCCGCCTTCGCAGACGCGAGCGAAAACCGCTCGATGATCTCGACAACGTCGATGGGCGCGGCATCCCGCTACTATCGACCGCAGGCAGTAGCATTCGACGCATGGGGACCGTCCGTTGGGATCAAGGGGGGGGACGGCTGGACTCCGCTGATTAGCCTCGTCAATGACGCAGGCAGGGAGGTTGTCTACGTCTACGATTGGACGGGCGGCGACGGCATCGCACCGAAACCGGGAATCGGCTACGTTGGCAGATACGGGATTGTTTCAAACATCGCGGATGCGGTTAGCATTCGTGGAACTAATGGACCCAACTCCGTCACTACGTCCACAACCACTAATATCTCGGGACTTCTGAAAGGTAATGGCAATGTCGTCTCTGCGGCTACTGCCGGAACCGATTATGCTGCCGCAGAACACACTCACGATGGGGATACACTCGGATTTGTTGAGAAGATTCAGTTCGATACGACTCCCACGGGAGTTGCTACAACCGTTGGGGATTTGATCTGGAATGTCGAGGAAGAGACGCTCGATCTACAGTTAGACGGGTTTTTGATGCATATCGGGCAGCACCTGATCTACC